CCTTGCACACCTTGGGTGCCTTGTAAGCCTCGTGGGCCAGTACCGACGTCGATCCAAGCGGATCCATCAGAATATTTTAGCGATCCATCATCAGCATAAACTAGAGCACCTTCATACGGTACGGGATCTAGTTGAATAGGAAACGCTAATGGTATTCCATGTCCTAATGTAGTAGTTTTACCGCTTAAGGTCTTAAACATCATCTTCCTCCGACTGACCTAACGTATATGAAATCGTAGCGTTAAGTGCGTCATTCGAGCTGCTTACTATTCTCAATTCATCACCTGATTTAAAAAACTGGCCGTTAAGAGGTAGAGCATAAGTTTCATTAGCAGGTATCTGTAAATTACTTACGAGATTAAAACGCAAGCCTGATGGCCATCGTTCTGTAATTACACTCACGGTTTCTGTATTAGCTGATGTATTGCAGACAATCAACGGGCTGATTACTTCACCTACACCGTCCTCGACAACAGTTGACCCGCCGAAAACCAATTCAGGTACTTCGTATTGTGGTACTGAAATCAATACTTTTTCTACCGTTGTTACTACTACATTAGCAATGACTGGTTTCGCATCAGGTGCCTGCGAGGTTGTGATTATATTTGGTATTGGCATTTTATTTAACCTTGTTGTTATATGTTTGCTCTACTGTTAGATGCTCTTCTTGCAAGTTTTCTTACAGATGAAGTAAATGGTCGACCTTCAATTCGTCCTGTTCTACCATTAATTTTTAATCCACGAGCAAAGTATTGGTTGTTCAATTCGTCCGATCCACTCCATCTAACACGTCCACCATCTTCTGATAGTACAGATGCTGATGCAGATATTGGCTGACCTATGTTTCTGAAGTTCAAAGGTAATGCCGTTCTGTTTACACCCGCAGATGCACCGTTAAACTGGTGAGCAATTGATTCCACTAAGCTTCCGAAGGTCAATACGTCAGGAGTAAGAACTCCTTGTATCAAAACTTCTTCGATTAATCCATTTAACATATTTATACTGTCCTGTTTCGGAGAAACTTCAAGCGCGTCCAAATAATTTTCTTCCATGAATACTTTCATTCGTCTCCAAGATAAGTAAAACGCTTCTAATAATTCAGTATTATTAGGACCGTCTAACACCCAACCTGCAGGCTGTGAACCATTACCTGCAGGATCAGCACTCCAATAATAGATGTTTCCATCATAGAAGTTAGTATCTAATGCATTTTGATTCGGCACCGCAATATAAGCGTGATTTACCTTTTGACCAGAAGTCGGCAATCCACCAGTACCAATAACAGTTCCCATGAATTTAAGACCAGAAGTTGCTGGGTTGAACACAGGGAATACATGAGTTCCGTCATAATCAAACAATGAAGCGACGAAAGTTCTTGTAGCTTTTTGTGATCCGAATGTACCAAATACAGAACTGTCAGTCTTAAAGTCGTTAGCAAGTGTTGTTATTAAGTTTCCTGCATCACGTCTAGTCAGTTCAAGATTGTAATATTTAAATTCAGCATTAACAAATCTAACAACTTCTTGTGCAAGTGATTTCTTGCGCAAGTCAAGTATAGTTTTTGTTCCTACGAATTTGCTTGATTGCCACGTGTAATCAGGTTCTTCAAGTAACGGCAATTTCTTAACGTCATTATTTATTAATGTGTTGTAGAATATGTTTGCAAGTTTCTGTACCTTTTCAACTTCAGCAATAGTAGCAAGTTCGCTATTTGTTGTTTGGTTAACATGTTTGCCAATCAGAATATCAGCACATATTCTACCAAGTTGTCTATACGAAAGCGCAGTTGCTTCTCTTTGATTTTCTGGTATTCTTAGTATGTTATTCCAGAAGTAAAAATCAGCATTCCATCTAGATGCTGTATTACCACCATAGTTAAGATCGAAACTAAATGCATCAAGTAAATAAATTGAATCTCTAGCACATTTTGTTTTATCGTAATCAAGTACTGAATATTCTGTATTAATCCATTCTACCATATCATCAGCAAGTATTTCTGAATTCGTATCTATAGTTGCAACCGCATTTATCACGTCTGCGTCTACCCAACTCGTATCAGGCTGAACCGTAGCAGGTATACCAGACAATGAATTGGCACGAATAACGTCTTCGATTATTCCTATTAACGAGGACACCGTAGCTCCTTCAGTTGCCGTTGCTGGTGTAGAACCAACTACTTGTTGTGTAGATGTGTAAGTTAAGTTTTCTGTGTCTGTTTCTACTACGATATCAGATAACAGATTTGCCATATAAGCATAAACGTCTGCAGTTTGAGATCTTGTAAATTCAGGAAGCACACTCACACCACTTTCGAAGTAGATTTGAGCGACAATTTTAGTTGCAATATTCCCATCGTATTGCACATCATGAGAAACGGCGTCAACGATAAGGCCAATGTCTCTTTGGCATCTATCTACAGGGAATGATAAACCATTCTGATTGATTGCTATATATTCAATAACACCTTCAACCAACACGTCGATTTGATCTTCAATCAATTCTTTAGACACTATATAATTTGGTGCGACCCAAGAAATATCAGGTTCTACTCTTACAGGAAGGTTAGAACTTGTTGACTCATTAGATACATTGGCAACAATAAGTGCAAGTTGTTTAGCATCACGAGCAATATCTTGATTGGTAGCAATTTCAGAAACGTCTTGTGTAATCAGATTACCTTTAGATATAGTAACTGGAACATTGAATACAACCTTTTCTATTACGTTTGCTAATCTTGTTAACGCAATTTTAGTAGGTTCTCTTTGAGTCAGAGGTAATATATTTACTGCATTAGAGAAGTAAATTTGCGCGGCATTTAAAGTTGCTGTATTACCGTCGTACTGAATATCATGAGAAACAGCATCAACTATATAGCCGATATCTCTTCGGCATTTTTCAGAGTCGTAAGCAAGACCGTTGAACTTGTTATTAATGTAAGTTATCACATCAGTCTGTTGCTTAGATATAGCACCTTCAATTTCAGAAACGGCAGTAACATAACCACTAGCATATGCCGCAGATGGTTCTACAAGAACAGGTAATGAATCTAAATCACCTGCAGTAACCGCATCAGAAACGATATTGATTAAACCTTCAACGACAGTACCGAGTACACCACCAGCAGAACCAGCAGCAGTATCTTGAGTTTCAGAATTACCCGCAGTAGGAGTTACTGTTGATTCTTGTACTATTAAATTAGCAACAGATGCTATATGCGCAAAAGTATCCGCAGTAGGTGCTCTTTGTTCAACAGGTAAAATGCTAACAGCATTTTCAAAATAGATAATTGCATTCTGTATAGACGCAGTATTGCTACCATGTGTAACGTCGAATGAAACTGAATCCACTAAGTATCCAATGTCTCTTGAGCATTTTGTCTCGTCGAAAGTTAATGCAGGATAATTCGCATTAATATAGGCAATTGCTTCAGCTTGTAAGAACAATTTATTTCTTTGTAATTGTGTATTTGCGTTAGCATTATTACCACTTGCAGCAGGTCCGCCATAATCAATAGCAGATGCCTCTGAAGCACCCAGTGATAAGATCTTTATAAGTTCGCCAAATGCATCTGTTGTTCTACTTTTCGCGTCACCGTCCGATATTGAATTTAAAACATTGTCTCTTACGAATTCAATAGCGTTTACAGTTTCAGTTAACTGCTCAGATATGACAAGATCAGTGCCTGCAGTGCCAGAACGATATGCAAGACCTGCAAAAATTGTATTGAAATTAGAACCTGTAACAACATCACGCTTAACCGCATTCAGTATATACGCAACATCTCTGCTACATTTTTCGCCGTTATAAGTGAAGTATCTATCGTCTAAATATTTTACAATCTCTTCTTGAAGGAATGATTTGTTATTTTGTAGTATTTTTCTAGCAAAGGTTCTGTTAGAATCAAAAACAGGGTTAACCAGTTCAGGTGTAGCTAATTCCGTATCATCAACTACGTTAGCAATACTCAGAACAAGATCTCTACCTGCAGACGCGACTGCAGCTGCGCCAGCGACACCACCAAAATCTTGCGTTTCGGTTATTGCGCTTACAGGCACAACTACATTATTTCTAATGACGCTTTCGATTACTGTTGCTAAATGTCTGAATGATTCCTTTGTTGGATCTCTTTGATCCGCAGGAAGTATGTTAACTGCATTAGCAAAATAATATTCTATTGCCTTTACAGTATTTGCGTTGCCGCTATATTCTAAATCTTTTGAAACCGCGTCCACGACATAGCCTACATCTCTTTGGCATAATTCAGCATTATATTCTAAATCAGGATAATTATCTTCGATCCATGCGATATTTTCTTCTTGAATAAACGATCTGTTTGTTTGTAATCTTTCTCTTGCATATTGTCCATTCAAGGTTACGCCTACCAATGCAGGATCGGACCATGTGACAGCATCAGCAGCAGCTGTTCCATTACTCATTATATCAATAAGTTCGTCGAAAGCGGCGTTAGATCTGTTAACAGATGGAGTATCAGTAGCAATTAAATTCGATACTTTAGTCTTCAAATCAGATACAGCTGCAACCGTTTCTGGCAGTTCGTCGTTTATTACTTGACTTGCGGTAGCTGCGTAATATGCAACACCTGATTGAATAGAGTTGAAGTTAGTACCCAACGTCATATCTCTCTGTACCGCAGGAAGTATATACTGTTCAACATCACGGCTGCATTTATTAGAGTCATAGATAAAATAAGTATCTTGAATGTAGCCCATGATGTGGTCTTGAATATAAGATCTATTCGCTTGTAGTTGGCGACGAGCATTTAATTGATCTGCATTTATTGCTACGTTATCACTGAATGTTATTCCAGTTGAAGGTCCATTTTCTAATACAGTAACAATATTGTCGAATGCATCATCAGCTCGATCTGTCGCAATAAATGACCCAGACAGATCTAACAATTCGTTAGTTTGATCTTTCAGTCTACGGTATGCACCGATTGTCTCATCTTTTTGATTTCCAAGAACCTTAGAAGCGGTTGCCATATAATAAGCATTCCCTGCTGTGATAGAATTATAGTTCGTATCTAACAAAGTGTCATATTTTACAGCAGGTAAGATATAATCAGTAGTATCACGTTTGCATTTAGTACTGTTATAAGCAAAGAAGTTCTCATTATCTTCGATCCAATCGATGAATTCGTTTGCGATAAGATCTTTATTATCTTGAATTAATGTTCTTGCAGCAGTTCTGTCAATATTACCAGTATCAGCAAAAATTATATCATTTGCGGCAGGTTCGCCATTTTCTAATATGTTTATAGTTTCATCGAAAGAAATAGCAGTACGTGAATTTACTTCAGCATCTGCATTAGCAAATAACCTGTCCACTTGACCACGCAAGTGATTGATTGCGGCAGTCGTTTCTGTTAACTGATCATTTACTACTATATAAGATATCGGACTGCGGTAAGTTATACCATTGAGACGTCCCCAGTAGTTAGTATCTAATGCAACATCATAACCTACATTACTCACAAGAATGCCAGTGTCTCTTTCACACTTGTCTGCGTTGTATCCTGTATAACCTAATGAAGTATCTAAATAATTTACTAAGTCGTCTATGATATCGTCTTTATTTTGTTCTATAGTTTCGGCAAAATTTACATCTTGAATAATGTCAGCGGTTGTTGATTTTGGTTGATAAACCTCAGTAGAACCTTTTGCTCTCATCGAGATATCGCCAAATTGCGTACCGGAGTTGTTAAGTGTCATCTGTCCGCCATTCAGCGCATAGAAAGCACATCGAACAAATATAGATAGCGAACCAATTCCGTTTACACCAGCGCCGTCTCTTGCAACATATCCCATACCGTTCTGTGTACGTGGAGTAGCACCAAAACATAGGAAATAAGTGTATAAACTATCTGGGTCAAGTTGTCTTCTGTCGGCAAGTACTACACCACCGCCACGACCAACTAATTTGTTAGGGAAGTCCTCTTCGCCCAATTCCAACACGACACCACTGGCGCCATAGTTAGTAACGATTAAGTCACCTGAATTAACTTCACCTTTTAAGTTTCTTACATAAATGACATTTTCAGTAGTAAGTTCGTCTAAACGGCTTATATAACCAAATGCACCAGACGAGAATGTTACTTCATCATCAACCTCGAACGATCCAGTGGTCGCACCATCAAGAGTTATCATGTTTCCTAAGTCATCTATCGTGCCTTTACTATTGAAAGGCTGTAACGGCGGCTCAACGTCATCTCTTCTAAAGTTTGATAGTTGTGTACAATCCCGCGTATATGGAGATCTTCTTAATAACGCACCAGGTCTATAAGCAACACCGAAACCTTGCTCTGGATAATCAAAGTTATCTATTTCAAAATTCTGGAAAGAAAAACCTTGTACATAGCCACCAGAACCTACTAAGATCCCGTTAGTTTTTGAAAAACCTTCTTCCATCTCGATTACAGTTGCATATTGCCCAGCGGATGAAGTTATAGCACAATCATCTGGTATAGGCACAGGTTCTCTTAAATAATAAGTACCAGGTCCCACAGATATATGTACTGCGTTGTTTACGTCATTTCTATTGAAGCTACCACCTGCCTTTTCAAGTGCGATTTCTGAAGCGCGCTTTAAGGTCTTAACGGGTTGTAATATTGTCGCTGGATTGTTGTCGTCGCCATCAGCTGATACATAAACCTTTAATGCAGATTCAGTAGTTTTTGATATTTCATCAAAGAATTGCTTATAAGAGAACTGCTCAGTTTCGCCAGTCTTTGCATTTTTAAGCGCAAAATATGACTCTTCATCTAATAGGTCTTCGAACTTGTTGTCGAGTTCCATATCGAAGTCAACAAGTTTTGACTTGTCGATTATACCTTCTTTAAAGGTTGCGTTTGTTATGACACTACCATCGATATCAGTGTTAGCAATTGCTGAATCGATTATATTTAGATTTGATGCTGTAGAGTCTTTTAATTCGCCATCGGCAAATGTAGTATTTGCTACATTGAAGTTTGTGATTTCACCTTGTTCTAATATAGTATTGGTGAATAGATTAGTATCACCAATTCCGTTATTAAACTCTGAATTACCTATTACGGTTGTTTCTATTGTTGAATCTTCAAGCGTAGAATTGATAATAGACACATCATCGAGCGTAGATTCTATTATTTCTGAATTTGATAGGCGCACTGTTATACCATCAACATCGTCAAGCGTACCTGAACTAAATTCTGAGTTCGTAATATCGCCTAGATCGAAAGTTGATGTGGTCAGTGATAAGTTTGTTGCTGATGAATCTAATATAGATCCATTATTGAATTCTGAATTCTCGATAACGACTGAATCGATATCTGAATCTGAAAGAACAACATCACTAATGTTTCCACCAGTAATTTGGATTCTGTCGAATTCTTCAAATTGAATAGCTTGAACCAATTCTCTACGAGTTATGCTTTTTGTCCCGTCGTCACCTTGTACTAGGTTAACAACAACAAACAAGTCTTCTGGTCTCGTATTTGAACCGGTAATGGGACCTAATTCTGTAATCTTAGACATGCGGTCTACCTTTCCTTTTTGTAATTATTATAGATCGAGACGTTACATGCTTCAATCATTTACATCTATTTATTACTTTCCTAATTCATCTACCTTAATTTGAAGTTCTTTTATCGCTTCTATTAATAGCCCGACTATGTTGCCATATCGTACGGCTTTAAGTTTATTGCCGTTTTCGTCAACGTCATAGATATAAACAGCCTCTGGTAATACATTTTCTAATTCTTGTGCAATTACGCCAACCATTCTTTCGTCGGGATTGTCTTTATAGTTAAAAGTATAACCATTTAATTGCGAAAGTTTTTCGCCAGCACCGCTAATAATTTCTATATTTTCTTTCAATGAAATGTCTGATGCAGAACCATTACTCGTTATGTCACCAGTAATTGTTAAATTGCCAGTTAATGTACCAGATTGGTCTGATCTTAAAAATTGTGTAGAGGATAACCCACCAAGTGTGTCAGCATCTGCACCGCCGTCGGCATTTATAGGTATTACACCACCAACTGGCGCACCGAACGATATATTGTCACCAGCACTAAAGGCTAATTGCGCAGCTGCAACACCACGCTCATCGGTGAAATATAATGCAGAAGCATCTTCTGCGACTTCAGCTGTTGTTAATCCTAAATCAGTATCGCCAGTAACTACTAGACTCGGTACTGTCAATTCACCACTTGGAGTAAGCGTAAATTTGAATTCGCCTGCGCCAGTATTCAACACAAAATTGTTATTTGTGTTATTGTGAATTCCGACGTCCCAAGTTAATGAGTTGGAAATGTATTGAGTTCTGCCGCCTGCAGCATTATCAAAGATTGCGCCTACTTGATCAGCAGGTTGAATCAATAAAGGAGCATTGACGCCTATTTGAACCCCGGTAGAAACGACGATATTATCAACATTCAAATCATTTAGTATAGTTAAATTGTTAGCTGTAAGGTTGCCATCTAATATAGCATTACCTACAGTAGTGTCACCAACACCAGACGATGCTGTTAGCGTCTCGTCTTTAAAAAGATTGACTAAGTCGTTAGTTTTATTCAACCAATCTTGAAAGGTGTCTGTGTTTTCTAAAATTGCTATTAGTGGCTTTGCCATATATTATCTCTGCTCTAAATTATCTAATCGAGTATTCACATCAATAAGCGCGATTTTCAACTCGCCTATATGATTCTGAATTTGTTTTATCTTTCTTTCAATCATTTTATCACGTTTGCGTTTAATGAGAGATTCTCTATCTGTGTTAATAACACCGCCAGATCTACTGTCTTTGAACATTATGAATTATCCTATATTCTATATTAATTATTATTAAGTTAGTGCAATTGCTCTATAGTCCTTCAACGTAGGTACGTTGTAAATATTTTCTGATAGCATATCTATTCGTATAGAGAAACGTCTAAAGCCGTCAAAAGATCCAGCGTTACTTTCATAAGTAAATACTCCAGTATCTTTATCTGCATCAGCGATTCTATATTTGAATTCCTTGTAGTCATTGACATTTATTGTTGAAGAAAACGTTCCCGCGCCTTCAAACATTTCAAGTTCTACCCATTCTAAAGAATCAAAATCATCACTGTCAAACACATTTTGTGCTTTAATATAAACCTTGATATCAGTATTATTAGGTCTGTATCCTGTTACGGTAACATTCATATCTTCTGCGTCTAAGTCTTCAGCAAGTTCAATCGTTTTAGATACAAATTTTGCTGTGGTTTCAGAGTCGTTCGTAACCTTGTATTGATATGCTATTAACTTAGAAGATTCAATATCGATAAATGGAGTTGAGGTTTTGTTAGAACCGTTACTCATGTTTATATTTATATCAAAGTTTCTTGATCCAGTCAAGTCATTCGATTTACTGTACAATAAGACGCCATTTCTGTTGAAGTGATTGTTAGCACCGAATTTCATAGCAAGTTCATATGGATTATTTGCAGGATTTAAAAATGACCCGCTCATCGAAGTTTCCGATACTGAATCGTTAGCCTTCATAATCATAGGTTGTATATAGCTCAATTGAATGTTATCAATAGAAACTAAATTTGCTTGATATCCGCTGTCAAGTCCGTTTATAACACTACCAACAGAAAAGAATCTAGAAGCCTTTGCCGTACTTGATTCTAATTGCATTTCCGTTGGGTTGTTTTTGTCATAATACGACAACAGGCCAGAAACGATAGGACTGCCAGTACCACCAACAACTGAATAAGATGAAACTCTATCCAATATTGCAGTATTAGAATTAGTAATACTTTGTATCTTGAATATATCTTTTCTGGTTTGTCCAGCGTCTTGTATAAGTATTTCGTCGCCTACATTATAAACAGTACTAACATTATTTAATGATAGTGTATTAGAATTCAAAGCGATTGCAGCACTCACAGGAGCGCCTTTTAACTGATAAATCATTTCGCCAGATTGGAATCGGCCTGTGATATCATTAACAGTAAAGAATTCATTAAGGTTATTCGTAAGTGTAACTTCTCCAGTACCCGCAGCTGCATTGAAATCATGTCTATATAAGTTGAATTTAATATCTTCATCTTGATATGACTTCCAAGCACGGTTGTTAGTAGAAGTAAATAGAACACCATCACCCCAATCTTGTACGATTGACGTTCCGTTAGTAGGACCAGGCGTTAAATCAACACCGCCAACTTTAGAGGTGAATATTAAGTAATTCGGATCGCTCGCATCAGGTTGAACCACAATAGCATATTCCTTTTCGACATCCAATCTTACAGGAGCAGGGAATGTGAAGGTAGTAGGAGCGCTTGCGTTATCAGATACGTTAACCTGTGTAGGTCTGTAATGTACTTTTGAAAACGGGACGATTTGATTTGAAGGATAACCATTTACAACTTCACGAATCATTACAGTAACTCCATTACCTTCTGCTGTTACATCATTGCCGCTGTTGTTATCAACTTTAAACGTAATTGGATCCGCTTTACGTTTGAAGAATAAATCAACTTTTGATAAGAACACAGAATTAGAACCAGACCCCATACCTTGTTTAATGAAGAAAGTTTGCGCGAGTGGATCACGCCCACCAGTTGCTCTTCTTGGCAAGTTACGAGTTGTAGTAGTTGCTGCGATATCAAAATCAGGAGTACGAGTTGAAACAGTCAATGCCGCTTTTTCTACAGAGAAACTATATGCTCTGTAAGTAACAAAACCACGCGAAGTAGAACCAGAATCAATTGAAGCGTATTGGTCAACATCGACAACATCTAAAACGCGGTCACCCACGAAAAAGGTTCCTGCTGGTATATTGAATACCGCACGTAAAGTACCATTGAAATCAGTTTTTACTATCGCACCTTTAAGTCCAAATCTATTAACTTTATTTGCATCATTCACAGGAGTACCTGGATATACATTAGAGTTTACGTCAACGCCATCAAAGAAGAAATAATGTCTAGTGTTAGGTCTAAGACCAGTCATGTAAACTTTTATGTCTCTAGATGCCATGTAAGGCTGGAATCTGAAATCAGTTACAAAATCGCCTACCATGTTTTCAGTAGTAGATGGAGTTATTGATAAGTTTCTGGTAGTAGTTTGTTCTTGTGTTGTTTGTTGCCAACCGCCCACATTAATAGGACGTGAACGCGCTCGGCCCATTTCTGGAATCCATAGATCGTTAGCAAGAACTGTTGATCTCGAAACATCAGTCAATGGCATAAATTGTTGAATGTTGTCTACAAGATCATCAAAAGCAGAAGTTAAATCAACGTCTAAAGTTAATGGATTAACTGTAGTGTCATACGCAGCATCATACGGCGGTGACACAGTACCTTCACCGTTATATTTGTAAAAATTACTTACGCAGTTTCTGAATTCAGACGCAAACGGTTGAGATATAATGTTAACGTCAGCGTCTCTTAGAAGAGTAGCAATCGATCCATTGATATCCGCCGTTGGGAATACAGAAACCTCGCTGCCACCTTTGTAGATCAAATCCAGTGGGAATGTCTTAACAGAAGGCGTTAACTTTTTGCTGCTTGTTGACACAGCAGAGTTGAACTGAGAGTTTCTAATATTAGCAAGAGAAAGATCATTAAAAGGGTCTGCGACAAACCCATTTTTGAATCTTGATAATCCGTCTTGATCCAATACAGTAAGGTTTGCAGTTTCGCTTTCAAGTTGGTTCAAAGAGACGTAATATTCGATTCTTTCGATTTTATTCTCTAGTGCGCCAATATCTTTCATCGTATAGTTTTTAGTACCGACTGGTTTTGCCTTAACAGCATATTCTCTTCTTTGTTGATCCGATGCTTCTTGGCTAGATAATGCAGGATAACCTGGTACCTTTATTTCAGATATCACGATGCTATCAGAATCAACTTTAGGCGGTATTGCGAACTGTTCTTCTTTACCTTTAATTAGTGTAATTTCGCCATATGAGTTAGCAACAATCAAATCGACACGAGTACGGTAGTATTCTAAATCAGAACGAGCAGCTTGATTTGCTGCAGGTGTAAGTGCCACACCTAAATTTGAAAAGGTAGGTGCTACGTTTACGCCATTTGCTTGTGAAATAGTAGGAGCACTATTTACATCAACTCCAGTATATTGTGCAGCTGAATCTTTATCGACATACGGTCTGAAGTCAAAGCATTCTCTCAAATTATACTTTTCGCCATTTGTTGCTGTGTAAACAGGTATGCTACTTTCTGGCAAACCGTTAGCGTAACTCGTAATATTGAAGAAATATCCACCAGTAGAAGGATTTGCTTCATACACTTTAAGCGTAACTCTTAACTCACCAGAAGGTGGCACTGGACGGCCTTGTATATACTCTAAGTATGATCTGTCGTAGTAGAAATCTTTTTGATTTGATCTTAATCTAAAGCTGCCAGTAAAGTCATTGTCGTTCGCATCTAAAACGCTAACGATATCGTAAACGTCTGGGAAACCTAAACTATATTTTGTAGTAACTGGGCTGTAAGCAAACTTAACGAAGGTTTCTCTTGATTCTTTCAGATATGGGTCTTGGCCAGAACCAGATGCACCTAGTATGTTTTTATTGTAGTACACAGTAACCGGAGTTGCTGCGCCAGTATTCGTTAGTGATATTTCAAGATCGCCAGTAGTACCATTAACAGTTACGTTTGAGACTGGTTGGAAAGTACTTGTTGCGTCGATTACGACTACATCAGAATTATCTAATGCAAAGTCTTCATCGTTGCCATCAGCAATAGTAATCACATCAGTACCACCAACATCAATTGGAGTTGCTTGTGATACTGTCCTTATTGGTAATATGGTACCTGTTACTTCTTTCAGGCTAAACATACCAGTATCAAAAACAAGTGGACCTTTGTTTGTTTGTCTAAGTATAGGTTGGTTGCTATTATCGCCTATTTGAATACGACCATTGCCGACATTCGCAGCCGAATCAATAAACCATGCATCTGAAAATTTATTAGTGCCATTCATTCTTACGCCGTAAAGATATAGTTTACCTATCGAAGTACCAACAGAACCTGTAAGATTCGATGCAAAACAAGTACCTAATACAGTACTGCCATTTGACCCAACGATGTTTAGTTCTTCATTGTCCAGACCCAAAATGCCTTGAAAATCGATAACATCTACATATTGGCCATAGTTGAAAGTAGTAGGTTGGTTTTCCTGTACGTCAGTGCCCGTAGTAGGGTTTATTTGATCTACAGTAAAAGCGCGTTCAGCACTATTTTCTACTCGGAAACCTTTTACGTAAGCAGTACCAGTACCTACAAGCACTTGCACTTCGCCGTCTCTTCGGTCTGTTTTAACCTTAAAGTCTTTTAATATGTAGTTGCCTGATTCTTCATAGGTGCGCCTTGCCATTTCTTCGCCAAGCACATTATATTGAGACACATCACGTAAAGTAACTTCATTTCCGTTTTGGTATCTTATAAGCGCAAAGAATGCTGGATCAACATCGCCGACTGGAGTTTCGAATACTGTTAGTATAGGTTTTAATTGTAAACGGTCTGCACCAGGCGCATTTTCGTTAGGTGAAGCATTGGCGTTATCATACAAAGTGTTATCTTGTAATGCAGATTTTAATCTTTCTTCTACTCTATAGCCAACAGACAATCCTGTCGGTACGTTAGTATATTTAGATACGATTAATGTTTGTTCTGATGCAAATAAGAAATGTCCTTTCTGGAATACAACACCAGGTGCTGATTGAATGCCGTAAGACAAGCCAGTATGCGGAGATTCTATAGTATTGATTGTGGTCACATTTATCTGCGCAATGTTTAACTGTTCGTCAATAGCAATTGCTTCTGTGCCTACCTTGAATTTGTATAGGTTTATATTCAGCTGTTCGCCAGGCGCAAAGACTTGGTCGTCATTACCCGCAGTGTTAATGTAGTTCACAAAGAAAGTATTAAGGTCAGGTGGTCTTGTTTCGAAACCTCTTGTTGCAGATACAACATTAGCCTTTATTTTGCTAGTGTCACCTTCAAGTTGGTAAAGATAATCGACTTCGATAAAGGTACCAGATCCTACTGGGAATTCTTCAGATACACGGCGGCTTATGTAAGATGTTGGATCAAATCCTAACAGATCTCCGACTTTCACATAGGACAATTCGTCCAGTGTAGTAAAGTTACAACCTTTTACGATGCTACCTTCTTTGAAGATATTATCTGCAAATTGTTCTACTTGATTCTGCAACATCGTTTGCAGCTGCGTCAATTCTCTAGCTTGAACCGCATAACCTGGTTTAAACAATACTTTGTAGTATTGCTTTTCAACGTCATAGTCGTCGAAATATGGCGCGGTATTGAGATCTGTATTAATAGGCATTTTTAATTCTCTTCCTTAGAATTCAAGAACAAACTTGAATTCTTCTCTTGATTGATCAGTTCGCGGCAATGGTATGAAATCTTCCAAAAAGTATACTTCGCCAGTTCTTTGTGCATATGGTGAGGTTGTTATACTATTTATACCGATCAATTGGCCCGTTGCGTTTCTGAGTGATTTAGTTTCGTCTAGTGAAGTGTCCGTAGCTTCTATTTTAGGATAAGGTCCGTTATATTCAGCAATATAAAACGTATTATTCTCCTCATCTATTTCGTGCACTTTACCTTTAAAGGTTATGTTATTATTTATGTCAAATTGATTTACTATAGTGTTAACAACAACCGCAGCAATATCGTCAGTAGTCACTGCAATTCTATTATCGAACACGGTCGGTGCCGATCCATCAAACTGTGGGTTCTTTACGATGCCGATAGATGAATAATTGTTAGTAGCACCTATAAGATTGTTATCTACCAATCTAATATAGGCATAAAGCAAAAAGTGTTTACACTTCAGTTCGTCGAGCAAATTAGAACCGTGGCCGCCTTTCGGCGATAATATTCCTCTAACTACTGCTCTCGAATCTACCGAGTTCGGATCTTCTGGGTTGAAATCGAAAGCGGGGTCTACAATTCGCACTGATATGTTATTGTATCCATCACCAACAGACGGGTCTCCTACTACATCACCAGTATCGTCTAAATAACCGCCGTTGATTATAGTTATGGAATCTATTTTACCATCATTTACGTTAGCAATTGCTTGTGCGCCTTTGCCGTCACCCAATATTTCTACTCTAGGTAATATCTTCACAATTGCGTTTGAATTTACACCAGTAAGATTGCCGTCAACTTTTATTACTGCATAATCACCTTGAGTTATGTATTCGTATGAAGTTATCGTATGCAAGAAAGATGTACCGTTTGGGTTTGTGAAATACACAGACTGGCCTGCATAATAATTATTAATTGGGTTCCATGTGCCATCAGTGCTTATTGCATTCACTGTATCTGGTGCAGCTCCTGCTGGGAATGGGTTACCTTGTAAGGCACCACTCTCAGCCTTGTAACCAAAATTTGTTTCGACGTTTTCGATAATGATATCAGAAACTTGTGAGCCTTTCTGCGAAGTAATATCTCCGATAAGATCACTAGTCAAGCCGCTGTTTGGTATTATTGGTATGTAACCGAGTGCATTATAAGCATCGAATTGCAATTGAGAAAGCACATACATATATTTCCACACATAACCGTCAGCTGTTTCGTATACTTGATTAGGAGTACCTTCTATGAAATTCGGAGCACTGTTGACTGGATTTCCGCTATTGTTATTAAGACATTTATAAACTCTGTAGTCGCTAGTAGTATTTTCGTTAGGACCAACGACAGCATAGTATTTCTGATCTTCTAAATCTAATGCATCGTCGTATTGGACGTAAGTAGTACCACTCTGCCACGGGTAGTATTTTATCATGAATTTAACGTCTGTGGCTTTATCTACTTCCTTTCCGAACAAGCATTTTTCGAGGAATTCGTTTTTTGATTTTACCGAGTTAGCAGATACTAATCTATCTATCCCGGAAGCGAAAACATAATAGTCGCTCGCAAGGATATCATCAACGAATAATCTAGTTGTATCAGTCTTAAAATTTGTAGTTAGTATCTCTGGCATTTTATTTATCCAATGTATTATTACTTTATTGTGTTTATTTATTCAAGTGGCGATTGACTGATGCCATCGTCGTTAAATACACGAAGGAACCTTTGCTTCGTTCCGCCACCCGCTTTTTGTTTGTATGAGAATTGTCCAAATAACTTAGTTCCTGCTAAATGCACATTCTGCTTCAGCAATTCTTCATATTGATCTTTACCCAACATCGATTTTATCTGGTACGAGTATTCTTGGAAGAAATCACTATCCTGTATTCTCATATTGCTATCATAATACTGTTGTAGGTCTGCATTCGTTGGATCGCTCTCATCGACGATAAACCCGTTAAGGTGCGACGATAACGAACCCCAGAACCCAGCAGTCTTACCTTGCGTCTCCGCGACAGCTAAACCCCGAGCTTGAACGGCCGTGCCTTTTACTAATGATATTTCATCGGCAGTATTATAACCAAACCCAGAATTCACGACAGCAGCATTAGTTATCTTACCAATGGCAAATTCTGTTCGTGCTGTTATTGTTGCGTTGTCGCCTAATGATTTAGAACCAAAGTCTGTGCTTATAGATGTCACGACAAAGGTGCCGCCAGCATCAGTCAATCGAGTCAATACAGTATCATTATTATCAGCACTGATATCGCTAAAACCTTGATAGGAATATGGAGTTACTGTTATTGATTTTCCTGTTGCGTCAATAGCTCGGACTATACCTCTTCTAGAGGTTGAATCTTCTTCTACTATGTCACCAATATTTAATTGAGGAGGAATAGACAATACGCTTAATATTTGATCTTTAAGTTCTAAACTTTTTACAAAATCATCTTCAGCAATAACGAATACATCGTTTATGTAGTCAGTACCTGGATTAAGATTCGCAAAAGATTTTATTGAGCCTACAGTGTAGGTAGTAAATTCGAAAGCATCTTCAATCGAAGTACTTAGCGTTTCCGCACCCGGACCAGACATTCCAAAATCGCCTGAATTTAGCGGTACACTAAGAAAGTTTCCTATCACATCTGTTATGATAGAAATATCAGTCTGATTATCAAGTTCAGCTATTCTTACGTCAGTACTGTCTAATGTGTCTGGTGCTAAATCGCCTGGTGACGAAGTATTCGACGCTGATATGCTAATCACTTGAGGCAAACTTATATTTACGCTTCTGTCGAGTGTGCTTATTGTGTCATTGATATTAGCAGTGCCGAATGGAGATCCACCAACAGTACGTACACCTATAGAAGTTGAATTCTGTCCTATCACAACACCAACACCACTCGTATTTCCTATTCGCTCTCCAACGTTAACTAAAAGATCTTCGTTATTCAATATAATAACTTGGTCTGAAGTAAGCAGTCTAGTGTTTTCGATACTGTAGCCATACCCGCCGTCAGCAACAGTGTATGATACTTCTCCTGTGAATTCTTCTGAGATGCCGGTTACGATTGCAGTACCATTAATTCCGAATTGCGAGGCAACATCGAAAGTATCTCCCACACTATTCCCTGTAGTACCACCAAGTGACTGATCTATTTGTAGTTCACTAAGAGATCCGTTTGTTCTCCCAAACAGAACTACTTCGCCTTTGATGTTTGATTCAATATCATCGAACTTGTTAAAGGTTCCTTGTACGCTATCGAGATAGATGACAGCAGTGCTTATACCATTAAGTTGTATGAAGTTTACTTTGTTAACCGCAGCACGTGCTTTCGATGAAGACCCAGTTATGTTTCTTCCTATCAGATCGTTGTAAGTATATTCGATGCCTGACCTAGAATAAAAGATTCTATTGTTAGGAAACATCTGTAAATAAGTACCAGTTCGCCATTCAGAACTTGAAGGTTTTAACATTTGTTTAGCAGGATAATAAATCTCTACTTCCTGTTGATAAAACGCACTAAAGAACATTTCGATGCCTGCTTTAGTGCCCTTACGTCGATACAAATCAACTATGTTCTTTACAGCAATTCTTATATTTTCTTGTTTGAACGGCAAGTCAGCCATATATTTCTTTTGAAAGAAAACCAACATGCTTTCGAGCGTAGTAGAAACGTCTCGGTATTCAAATAATCTTCTTGCAACATAATGACTTTGATTTTCTTGCGTCTCTGCGAATCTATAATACTCTTCTATTAAGGCAACTAACTCTGGTCCTGTTTCTCGAAAGATGGCAGGGAACTGTTGACTTATTAAAAACGCAATATTCTTTTCTATTTGTTGCATTATCAGAATACCTTATTGGAAGTTATTGTTTGTTGATGAATTAGAACTTGCAGTAGAATTTTCTTCCACAGTCACATTAACCTTCACATCATCGTCTCTTACAATAAAGACGCGGCCTTTAGGTGCTTTGATATCATTGTTAGCAGTCGTTGCTGTTATCTTGATTGCAGACCCAACGAACGAATCAACTTTAAAATTAACCAATTTAACTTCTCCGGTTTTATAATCAACAGTACCTGCAGTAGGATTTACTATAGTCGGGTTAGTGAGATCGTCAGTTATTAATTGAATATTACCCACTCCATCGTCTTGTAAGAACATGCATGAATTGCCAACGTCAAATAAACTACTTTTTATCGCAGGTTTGAAATCAACAAATCCGTTTGAATCTTTATAAGCATAAGGCTTAACCAATTCAGTAGAGAATTTAAAAGTAGGATTAGAAGCGATCTTAACTACAGGCGAAAATTCAATGATAGGTTTAGCCGTTATGAAGTTACTCTGTATAGCAGTATCAACATCGTCTATCGCTTTTGACAACTTTGATAATCTTAGAGTACGATTAAAGTCTTCCAAGTTATTATCTGAATAATCTTTGATTGCATTACGCACTAATTGTTCTACTTCGCCTAATGACTTCGTTGCCAACTTCGAGGTGGTAGATACCTTCACATCTAAACTAGCATACAAAAACTTAGTGGATATGAAGATAGGTTCGATACTTAAAGGACTGCGCGAATCAAGATATTCTATATAAGAATTTGATAAAGTCGTTGCAACCAATTGAGCATCGTCTTGTAAGTATACCGATATTGCAACTTTACCAAACTGAGGTGGTTCCAATTCATCGCCGCCGTAAGCAGATACCGCAGATATTTCTGGGAATTTTTGCTTCAATAGTATCTCATAATCGCTTGTCGTGATAGCGCGTTCTTGTATTTGAGTTGATTTTGGCGCAAAGAAGCGAATGCTTTCAATCGATTCTCTTTCAGCACCACCTAACGCACGAGCTATCGTTTCGACGTTTATTGTAGCACCGTCTAAGAAACTTGCGTTGAATCCAATAGCACCGTTGGCTTCTGCACCGCTGGTAACTCTATATTTAACTCTAACATCTTCAAACTCTTCAGGTTGTTGGCCGAATACATTTCTACCAAAATAGATAGAATATCTATCGTCGAAGTACGGTTCAACGTAAAACACTTTATCTGTTGGTCCTACGCCGAATATTGTGCTAGAATAAGTATAGATATTTTGATCTTCGGTTTCTTCTGCGTCCACAAATACTACGAGCGAATCTGTATCAACCGTTTCGTTTGTTAATGCTATTCTCAACACACCATCTTCGTCTACGATGAAACCTTCTCTTTCGAAAGAATCTAGCATAGTACCTTCATAGATCGTAATGTTGTCAGTAACAAAAACGCCGTTGGCAATTTTTCTAGCTATATAAGTTTCATTAGTAACGAAATTAAAACTTACACCTTCGAATGAAGTAGTGAACTCTGAATACTGCGGGATGACTATCGTCTGGCTAGTATCGCCGACGAAAGTGTTTATGGTTAACTTCACAATAGCACGTGCTGATTTTCGCGACCTTGGAAGATAGTTTAGTTCCTTTGCGTGGGATGCTAAAGAGTTTTTCAACCTCGCAGAATCTAAGAACATTTCTCCTAATGCCATATTCGTATAGAAGTTATTTTGAAAGCTGTTGTAAGCTAATACATCAAGTATCGCATTCATGTTAGACCCATCAAAATCATAATCTTTAAATTGTGATTGAGTCTTCATATAACTTTTTAATTGCGACTTGATACCTTCAAAATCTAATTCTGTAATCGGAGTTGTTGGTTGTGCCATTTTATCTTATCCTTTCTAAAATAACGTCAAGCGTTACAGGTTTGTCTACGTTAGAGACATAAAAATTAATTGTTACCTTTACGGTGCTTTCGTCGTAATTGGCTAACGCCTTGACATTTATTATTTCAGCGCGAGGTTCATAAGTATTTATAGTAGATCGCACCTTTTCCTCTATAAGTTTTATTGTTGCCGGAGTCATGTTATCAAACAACATCGATCTTATGTCACTACCTATGTTCGGCCTCATTAACCGTTCGCCTCTATCGGTAAGTATAAGATTCTTTATTGATTCCTTTACAGAGGCTTCGTTTTTATATAGTGCTACGTCACCAGAAACTGGACTTACAAGAAGGTCTTTCCTGATATCAGAATAAAGTTCTGGCTTTTTAGTTTTTGGCGTAAATCTTGGTATAGTCATTTTATGCTCTTAATGGTCTTAAATCTAAATGTAGGTATCCATCAAATGATCTTATGAATTTAAACCCTGATCTTAATGCTGCATTCTCTAGCGATTCCACGTCCCAACCATCAGTGCTAATATCAACACATAATCCACTCAGATGTGCAGATTCTGGTGCTCCGTTAATCTTGTTATATTCTTCGCTCACCCAACCCAATCTAACATTTATTTTAGGTTGACTTGTCGATGATGGTTCAGCTTGACTCCACATTCTTATTAAATAAACTCTAAGTGTTGGATCAAGCCCCGTCCATCCTTTCATTCCCAATAGCGGGTCGTCTAGCCATTTGCCGCTTACTGATATTATTTTGCTTGTGCCAGACTTTATGCTATTGCAATTTGGTATCTCTAAATATTCGCTCACAGAAGGTTTTCTAGGATTAATAGGTTCATTTCCTGTTGGCGTAATTACGGCACCGCTTCTGCCTTCCCATAACGATTCAATACTATTTATATTCGCCTTACGAAGTTCTGGCGGCATTCTTATCGCACCTGCTCGCAATGCGGTTGACGTTGTAATGTTCGAAATAGTCTTTAACCTGTTTGCAATCCGCAGATATTTAAATTCAAATTGCTTCATAGGCGTTGTAACATCATTAACCAATGCTTCTATGTTAGTTAAATAGGCGCAGATTCTAACAACTAAGAATTCGATTTGTGCTATACTTGGATTTGTAAATAAACTTAAGGCATAATCGAAGGCGCCCAAAACGGTAGCTACAATCAACGATTTGTTATCTTCAGAAAACATATGACAGGCGTTGTCTTTCTCTTTCATTATGCCTCTAATAGTCAGTTCGTCTACGAAGGTTCCTATATCA